ATGAATGAGTCATTAGTGGACGTATACACCTCATCTCAAAAAATGGGTTTAAACTCAACAAAAGTTATAAAAACATTACAAAATAATATGAAATCTATGCAATCATATTCTTTTGCCGGTGGAGTTAGAGGTATGACAGAAATGGCTAAACAAGCTGTTAAAATGAGAATTGATGTAAGTGATGTTTTAGGTATGGCGGATAAGTTCTACCAACCAGAAGCTGCATTAGAAGCGGCTGCAAACTTACAAATGTTAGGTGGTGATATTGCTAAGGCGTTTGGTGATCCTTTTGAAACTATGTATTTAGCTCGTAACAAACCAGAAGAACTGGCAAAAAGGTTACAAGAAATGACTGAAAATATGCTTCAATTTAATGAAGAAAGTGGTCAATACGAACTCCCTGCAGAGGGTAGAATGCAATTAAAAGCTGCTGGTGAACAATTAGGGATTAATACTGACAAGATGGTGGAGATGGCTCGACAAGCATCAAAAATAAAAGATATTAAGATGAAAATATCTGGTAATGCTTTTGATGATGACGTTAGGGAAGGAATTGCTGGTATGGCAAAAATGAAAGATGGTAAATGGGTTGTTGATTTTCAAGATAAAAAAGGTACACCGATGGAGATTGATATCAATAATACTGGAGAATTACAAAATGCTATAGATAATGGTCTTTTATCTCAAGATCAAAAAACAGACTCTGACTTTTTTAGAGATATCGCTTTAAACACCCAAACAATGACTGAGAGAATGGGTAATCAAGCTGAAGCATCTAGAGCTGGCGTTACCGCAGTGATAGATTGGCACGCAGTGTATGAAAAAGAAATGGGACCTTGGATAACAAAAATGCAAGCAGGAACACAAAAATTAGTAAGTAAACAAATTGAAACTTATGGGAATCTTACTGGTTTAGTTAGTGATGAAATAGGTGGCTTTAAAGAGTGGGTAAAAGCAGAGGTAAATGTACCTGGAGGTGGCGATTTTATACCTGATGGTGGATCAGGCAATGTACCTGGGTCGAACAATGGTGGTAGTAACGGAAATGTTCCTGATGGTACCGGATTAGATATTGAGGATCTACTTAAGGGAGGAGGTGATCTATCAATGAACACCCATAATACCTTTGACCCTTTGATGATTAATATAAATATAACTGGTGATGATAATATGAAAGGTATAGTTACAGTGGAAATGGCTCAAGTAATAGCGAAACAAGCGGTACAACAAATAAAAAATAATGGTGGAGTTACAGATAGTAAAGAAGCATATGATAATATAGGTGATACTATAACTGTAACGTAATAAAAAAATAATTTATTTTCATTTTGACCTTTACTTACTAATTTTTTCCTTGTATATTGGACCAACTAGAACAAATTAAAAATAAATAATTAACTAAAACAAGAACAAAACAAGAACAAAACAAGAACAAAACAAGAAAAATATACTTAATATTCTTGTAATTATAAAGTTCTCATTAATTTATTTCCTGAAATTTACTCTTTAAATATTTATATAGAAAGAATAATATATGTCCGGGATTTTAAATCAAACATTAACCACTACCCAATTCGGTATTTTAACCACTGAAGAACTTAGAAATAAGTTATTACTTAGGAATTTACCGCCACCTGTAACTAATTCTGTTGATCATTCTGGCTTTGCTTCATCCCTTCAAGATATAGGAACAGTTATTACTACACCTATTTGGGGGACTGAAAGTGAGAATATTCCTACCCATTATGATGAAGATGAACAAATATTACCATTTGGGCAAGTTAGGAGAAATGAATTTAATGTTAATAATAATAGATTTATCCCATTAAACGATGAATATGAAACTTTTCAACTTAATACTCCTGCTGAACCATATTCAGATTCTTCAACAAAGGTAAGGGGACCATATCCAACATATTCAAATACTGACCAATTTTCATTAATAAGTAGTGGTATTAAACCATATGTTAATTTTCCATTCAATGTAGTAGATAAATTAAATTCATTAACTTTTCAAAATGAATCTTCTTTGGGGATAATAGGTGCAGAAAAACTAAAAGATGTTGTTATTGCTAAAGTTGCTCAAGTTCAAGAACAAGTTATTTCAGAATCTTTAAATAATTGGGTTATAACACCTTTTGATCCACCAGAAAATGAAGCTGGTGAATATTCAAATACAATGAAGGGTGAAGATATTGTATTTAATAGTTTACCTTTTGGTGCTGTTGGTTGGCAAGAATATAATAGGTTATCCAAATCAAATAAAATAGGTGGTTCATCAGATGGTGATACTGAAGCAATATTATCCACAGAACAAAGAGTTAATACATTATTAACAAGAACTGGTCTGAATTCATCAACCTTTTTGTTTAATGCTTTGGGTTTAAATCTTTATGTCCCAAACTATGAAGATAGAAGATTAAATAGTGATTCTAATGATGGTACGAATAGTAGATATTATATTGGTAGTGAAAGAAGTACAAATAGGGGGGCTAAGGTAACCAAATTATTCACTTCTGATGAATTTAATGGTGCCGATGGTAGTAGCTCACCTGGTGAGTCAGGAGGGATTACCAGCGTAAACCAGAAGTTTTACTGGAGTACAGATAATAATAATTTTAATGATAAAACTTTATTATCTGCAACACAAGACCTTGTTAATGAAAATCCAGATGATGTTTTCATTGATCAAACAAAAAAATATTTTAAAGATAAAATAAAGGACCAATTAATTAGTAGGGGGAGTGCGATAAGTAAGGAATCATATCAATCAGCAATTGCAAACGGTAAATTTTGTAGGGTATGGACAGTGGAAGATGGGTATTCATATAAAAACGCTATAAGGAAAAGTGGGTTGTTTAGCTCAGATGATATATCAAAGCCAGGGTTTTCTGTAACTTCCGACAATGCAGCATTAAGTGTGTTAGGTCAAAATGGGATAGTTAAAACCTTTCCAGTTGCAGATGATTCAACAACAACATATAAAAAATATATGTTATCTTTGGAAAATTTAGCTTGGGCTGATAATTTAGCAGATTTACCTATGAGTGAAACTGGTCCGGGTGACCCAATGAGTAATAATAAAGGTAGAATTATGTGGTTTCCACCGTACGATTTAAATTTTGATGAAAATATAAGTGCTAATTGGACAAAAACTGATTTTATAGGTAGGGCAGAACCAGTTTATACATACAATAATACAACACGAAGTGGTCAACTTAGGTTTAAAGTTTTGGTGGATCACCCTAAAGTGATTAATGCTTATAGAGGTAAACGAACAAATGAAATAGAAAGATTTTTTGCTGGGTGTTTATCGCCACAAGAATTTTTAGATTTTTTAGATAAAAGCGATGGTGTAAGTGAAAACGCAAAAACCCAAATTGAAAAAAAATTAAATCAACAACAACAACAACAAACATCATCTAATTATACTGCGAAAGAAAAAAACCAACTATTTTATACTAAAAACCAATCCGCTGGTGTTAATATTGATTCATCCGCAATTACATTATTCTTATCACAACAGAAATCAACCAATAAAACAGTTAAGGTTGTTATAAATGGTTATGCGTCTAGTGATGAAGCAAACCCTAAAGATTTAGCATCCGAAAGAGCTGCCGATGTTAAAACGCAGGTATCTGTCGTTTTACAAACATTAAAAGGTATTAAATTTACTATACAAACTAAAGCTACCGAATCTAAATTGGCGAATGACCCACAAAGTAGAAGGGTGGATCTGATAGTATCATATGATGCTACAAAAGATCAAAGTGCTAAACATAAAAGTATTGAACCACCAGGAGATTTAGCAGCACTACCAGTAGATTCACAAATTTTTGATAACGTTAGGATAGATGAGTCAAAATATTTTGATTATGTTAATGAAACTTACCCAAACTATTTTGCTAGTATCTCAGAAAAAATAAAATACTTTCATCCTGGATTCCATTCTACAACACCCGAAGGGTTAAATACTAGAGTTACCTTTTTACAACAATGTACTAGACAAGGACCAAGTATATATGATAAAGATGATACTATCCAACCACAAAATTTAGCATTCGGTAGACCACCAGTGTGTATACTAAGGATTGGAGATTTTATTTATACAAAAATAGTGATTAATAGTTTAACAATAAATTATAATACTGGTAATGCACCACAATGGGATCTTAACCCTGAAGGAATAGGGGTACAACCAATGATGGCAGATATCACCATGAGTATAGATATAATAGGTGGACAATCACTACAAGGACCAATTAACCGACTACAAAATGCATTATCATTTAACTATTATGCAAATACTGAGATGTATGAACGAAGGTCAGATAGGATTGAGATAGATAGGTTTATAGGTGCTAGAATTGTAGATGGTAAAAAGGCTATGTTCCCACAAATCCAAAACGCATTAAAAAAATTATCACTAATTGGTGATGCACCTGATGGAGCAATAAAACAGTCTGTACCATTAAACCAAATGGATGAAAATATACCAGATAACCCTATTGATGTAGCACCACCAAATGAAACACCACCAACATTAATAATAAACGCTAATAATAAAAATATATATGTCGAATCATTGGTGGCAGGTGTGCCGACAGTACCCGATAGTAATATAGAGGTAATAATAACGGATAGTATTGATGAATCCCAGTGGATTAAAGAACAATTTTCAGAAAGTAGTGACGTATTTGATATAAGTGGTATAAATAAATTCTCCATTGCGTTTAGTAATTCGGAAAAGATAGTAACCATAGAATCTGAAATCACCACATTAACAGCTGATTACGCATCAGAAACAAATCCCAATATAAAATATAATATTTTATCTGAGATTGTTAGTAAAAAAGCGGAAATAAAGGCGTTAGAAGATATTATACCTAATGTTGTTGTTACAACTTATTATATAGATAATGAGAAAGCAACCCGTAAAATAAAAACATTTACAATCAGAAATAATAAACTAAATTAAAATATGGGAACAGAATATTACAATAGGTATCAAAAGTTTAATTTTAATGGTAAATACACACCACTACCATTTATAAAGATAGAACCAAAATCTAGCGATAAAACTGTGGTATATAAAACCGAAAGAGATAGAATGGATAAATTAAGTGAACAATATTATAGTAACCCATATCATGGGTGGTTAATAATGTTAGCTAATCCACAATATGGTGGTGTCGAAGGCGACATCCCCAATAACGAGATTATTAGAATCCCATTCCCATTTAAAGATAGTTTGCAACAATATATAAGAGCGGTACAAAGATATGAAACTTTGTATGGAAGTAATAGTTAATAATTTATATGTCGAATAAAACCCCTAAAGTAGAAAATAAAGGTGCAGGTTTATTTTTAGTTGACCCCAACCCACCTGGAAGTGGAGCATTACCTGCAGAGGACATGTTTATATATGTTAAATTCACTGCAACAGAGAGAAGTAGGGGAGTTGTAACACTAACAGATTCAGACTCTTCAATAAATGAATCGAGAGATGGTGAAATAAATTTTATCGCATCGGAAGTTAAATATGATGCATCAGGAGAACCCTTAAAAAATTTAATGGGTAAAACAGAATCTTATGCCACCACAAATTACACAGATATAGGTGGTGTCAAAAATTCATATAGTAGTGGTTCATTAGAAGGATTTGGAATTAAAAATATTTCAATAAAATATAATGCTAGTTTAGTTCCTCAAGTTGATATTTCATTTACAGATGTGAGAGGAAGTGCACTATTTGATGTTATCGAACAAGATAATAGAAAATCCCCTTACAGTTTATTTTTCAAAATGCCATACCCAATTTTTAATCTTACGGTAAAGGGTTATTTTGGTAATCCCGTTGAGTATTGCTTACATATGGTTAATTGGACATCTAAATTTGACCCGGGTACAGGTAATTTTGATATAACCGCAAATTTTTTAGGTTTTCAACAAGCATTTTTAGCGGATATGACAATAGGGAATGTAATAGGTGTTAACAATACTGATTTAGGTAAAGAAGCGTTGGCTAATTTACCTATGAAGGCACAAGACCCTGTATACCCAGATAAAATGATTGACATTGGACCTACACCATCATTGGATTCATTCATAAAAAAAATCAGTAAATTACAAGTTGATTTAGAATTTCTTAAATCTAATGATGATACCTATAAAAAATTAATTATACTAAACACACAAAAGAAAAAACTAAAACGTATACAATCATTTATAGGTGCACCCATCCCAAAGGATGTGGGCAACCCAACTACAAAAACCCCATATAGTGAGATACCCAACGACAAAGACGTTATAGTAACATCAGAAATCCAAGGTGAAGGTTCATTAATATTAAACCAAGAATATTTATCTATTAGAGATTACTTAATTTTTAAATATTCATCAATTGTTTCTGTAAATTACTACATGAAAACATTATATGATTTATTAAAAGACTATCAAAAGTTTAAGGTGGTTAATTATAAACAATTAAAAACTGGTATTGTTGATGGTATAATAATAGACGGTGATACCATAATTAATGAAACGATTTTTCCCATTAGTGAAGGAGACGGTGAGATAATAGATTATTTAACTGGTTTAGAGGTATCTACCGCAGGAGGTACTCTATCAACTAAAACCGCTGGAAAAGGGTATCCGTCATTTCCTACTACATTAATAGGTGCAATAGATGGATTAAAACAACCAAGTCCCATTTCAAGTCAATTCCAATCTCCTTCTTCTCTAAATGGGGAATTCCAAAATGGAGATGTAGATATATCGCAATTTGTAAGACCAACATCCGCCAAGAGCCAATTCTTATCGAAAGATCCTGTTTTTGTGTTAGATTTTAGAAAAATGAGATCTGAGGTTAAAAGAATGATAATTGATATTGATAAACAAATAAAGGAAGATACAAAGTCTGTTAATGTTAAAATTAATGAAGAATTAAAAAAGTCTATCGGTTATAACCCTACTGTTAAAACAGTTTTTGAGATATTATGTAATAATGTACAATCTTTAGTGGATGTAACATATAAAGTTGCTATGCAAGCAGAAGGGCAAACTAAAGAGAGAGCAAAAGAGTTAAAAAAGAATGTTCTTGATACTGATATAGACACTGATGAATCAGGTGATTTTAAGAACTCAACTATATACGCATTTCCCAAGATTATACAGATTTCAGATACCGGTGAAGCACAAGAAAAATATGTGGGTAGTAAGGATTTAAATTTAACCACTAATTCATTTCCTGAAATAAAATTTATTGAGGATGTTGCTAAGGGGATAACAAAAAGTAGTTCAGAATTAAGAACGATTAGAAAACAAACAAGTAAATTAAAACAACAAGGGTTCGACACTAATTCTTGGGTACCAAATAACCCAATAGATGTTGCAAATGACAACCCATTTTTATTTATTAATAGTATAGAATCACAAGGTGACGAGGAGATAAAAAAACAATTTTATAATATTTTATTAACTAGGTACGCAGTATGTAAAAATTATAGTAAAATGCTAGAAACCCAGTTATCGGCATTTGGTATATTTGACGCAATAGATGCGAAGAAATCTATTTTTGATACTACTGTTAGAAAAGTATTATCCACAGCATTAAGTAAGTCAGGGTCAGATGCTATAATATCTAATGGGATATCAAGTGGATATGTGATTGAACAAAGTAATATCCCTATAATAAACGAAAGTGGTGATGATTTACCTAAACTTGGTGACATAGAAATTAGTGGTTTTAGAAATGATGATGTAGAGTATATTGAAATAGAAGATAATGGTGGAAAAATTATTGGTTCAAAATCTGCATTATGGAAGGAAGTAAAGAATAATAATAAATATGAAAATATATTTGGGCAAAAAGTACAAACTGGATTCGATAAAACCATAGGTAGTTATACGCAATATCTAAATCATTTAGTTTTTGTAAATGCTAGTTACGATGTTTGGGGGGAAAAAGTAAATAAGAAATTAAAAAAAGGACAAACTGCGAATAATAAGTTTTCTATAAAAGATAATGATATAACCCGAATCGATGGAGGTCAGTCACCCCCTGAAGGTGCAACTAATAATGTGGATACACCGATTAAAACTGACTATATAAATGTTTTAAGCGCTGGTAGTAGTAGCGGTGGTGGACAACAAGTCGAGATACCGAGATATTTAACAACTGTATCTCCGTCATCCAATCTACCTGAAGAGTCTAGCATATTATATAATAATCCACATAGTGGTGGTAATAAATCTAAAGCGCTATTACTATTAAATACGTTACCATTTGTCCCATTTCAACACGTAATCGACAATTATATTATCAACCAACATAATGGGAGATACCTAGACATTATAAGATTACCCAAATACTATCTTTTATTTATAGCTGGGACACTATGGAGGGCAACAGAGTCATCAGACCCAATAGACTGGGCCAATTCAGAAGTGGATTCAGTTACAATAAATCAATATTTGAGTACTATAGGGGTTAATAAATCGTATGGTGGTACACCCACTATTAGTGCATCATTAACATCATTACCCACAAAAACAAAAGAAACATTAATAGAATTTTTTATACAGTGGGTAACCAATGAATTTGAAACCTTCGAATCAAAAGTAGTGGATTATACTACGGAAGAGGATATTACGGATAAGTATAAAAAAGGTGGATTTATAGCAAAGAAGTTATCTGGAAATATAAATTTAATAATAAATGCAATAGATATATTTACCCCTAACGCATTAGATAGTGGATTAAGTCTAGACGGTTTTGACACTTATTATAATAGTTTTGTTGATAATTTTACCAAGGAAGAGGATTCGACAGAAGAAAAAGACCCCGCAGTAATAGAAAAAGAAGATACCCAGCTTGAACCAATTAAACTACAAATGTATAACTATTTTAAAAATATATATGATAAATGGATTGCGGGTAGTCCACAAGATCAACTATCGTATAATGCTTGTGGAGAAGCTGGAAAAAATCTTATAGATTATTTTAAATTCATCAATAGAGGATTTAACGATATAGGAAATAAAGCAGTTATAAACTTAGATAGTGTTGCCACCTTATCGGAAAATATGGATACTAACTTCTATTTTTACATATCAAAAATACTAAGAGACAGTAATTTTTTATTTCAGATAATGCCTAGTTACATTAACTTTAAAGATGAAGAAGAAATGAAAGATATATTTAGACCAGTAACTGATATATCCCAAAGAAATAGTAGTAGTGGCCCAACTTATCTATGTATATATGCAGGTGGCACTTCAGAAGTTTTGGATTTAAACGAAAAAAGTAGATACACATATAAAAACGATGGTTTTTCTTTCCAAAATCCACCACCAGATATGTCAAGTACTGGTGGTGAAGAAGACTTTAATTTAGTAGCGTTTAGAGTTGCATATGGGGCAGAAAATCAAACAATGTTTAAGAGTGTTTCGTTAAACCAACAAGAACATAGAGAAACAGCAGAATATTTTGCAGCTTTAACAGATTTAATAGATAAAAGAGGTGGAACACAAAGATCTTATCAAGGAACAGATTTATATAAAATTTTCAAAACTAGATCATATAAAGCTGAAGTTGAGTCATTGGGGTGTATGAACATACAACCAATGATGTATTTCCAGTTAGATAATGTACCGTTTTTTAATGGTGCATATATGGTACTTAATGTTAGTCATACAATAACCCCTAATCATATGGTAACCACTTTTAGTGGTTTACGGCAAAGTAAAATATTAAGCCCACCAGTAGAGGAAATAACCACATTTTTAGATTCAGATTTAACAGAAACAATAGAAGAAGATACAGAGTTTGTTTTCCAAAATCAAAATAATCCTGATAAGTATAATGTTGGTGTCGACACAGATAAAGAGCCAGATACCCCATTTGCTTTAGTACAAATTAATAAAAACTCATTAATAGATATGGGGGTATTAGAAACAAACGCTAGTGATTTAGGAATTATTTTACAAAGCCAATTTGCAACTGGTGCTGACCCAGTAATCAGTAAATCGCAAGTTACTATGTTGTTAGCTAATATGTTAACAATGTCATCTGACGCAAATGGGCATGGATTTAGTCACATTGTTGAATCTTGGCCAGAGATTGATAGTCCCACCAGACAACAACAAGAGTATTATGCTGAAGATAACCCGTACGGTAATCCATCACCTGGGGGCGAAGACAATCTGAGTATTTTATCAGCGCAAACAATTGCACATAAATATAGAAAAAGGGGGTACATACCAATAGTTGGGCTGGCCCAATATCAGGAAGCAAAAGAAGTGTTAGGTGTGGATTTAGTTACTGATCCAGATCAATCATTTGGTATTACATCAATCGCACCACAAGGAACAATGGTAGTGCCAATAATTTCACAAAAACAGTTGACAAACTTTCAGGTGACAAGGGAGGAACAATTGGAAAAAGTTTTGATAATTTTGCTAGGGTTTTAAGTAGATTTGATTTGATAGGTATAAATGTTCCAGGTGTTGCTTCTGATTGTGATAACGATACTTCATCTCAGGTTGCTCCAGATACATCTGGTGTTGGTAATTGATTATTACTAAAAAATACTTTATATTTGATATATGAATATTGGGAATATTGTATCATCTTCTAAAATTAATGAAGATAATTTTAAGTTATTTAATGAAATTGAATCAGTAGATAATTCTTTACCTACACTTATTGTTGGTTGGGGACATTCTCAACTACTGAAAGAAGGGTGGACTATGATGATGATATTATAACATTTAAACAGGAATGTTATAATAATTTCGGGAGTGAATTGTCGTATGTTTATATTGACCCAATACATGATAAACCTAAAAAGATTAAAAAAATATTAAAAAAAATCTATTCATTAAGCGAATCTATTTCATATTTTACTGATAAAAATATGTTATATATCTTAGGTGAAAATATCGTTTTTGGTGTAAATTTAGAAGTTACAGAGTTTATAGGGATAAGTACCAATAGTATTATAACAAGAGTAGTTAATTTAAGAAATAGCGTTTTAATCGATAATGAAATATTTAATAAATGTAAGGAATTTATAAAAAAACTAGATAATGAGTATAAACTAGTTCCTTATGTTGTTAAATATGGAAAATACTACTAAAATAATTACATTAGCTTCGTTTGTTTTAAACGATAAAATAGATAGTTTTAAAAAATATCTGTATAAAAGATTTAAAGTACCAAACGAAAGGGTTTTCATATATGACATAGATGAAGATTCAGAAAAGAAGATTATAACCTTTAGGGTATATGTTAGAGATGGTAAAAGGGTTAATACAAGTTCTTTCTTCCCCACCACAATAATAGTTCATAAAAAGGGTGAATGTTTTTATACGATAAATGCATTAAATAAATTGATTGAAAAAGAAACTGGTGGTGAATCTGGAAATATTAATTATAAAGATTATCATGTAGAATGGGATAATTATCAAGGAAAAATTTTAATCGTAAAGGCAGGAGAATTATCAATAATGAACATTAATCGTAATTTTTCTTAAGAACATGATATTTATAAATAAACCAATTATTATGGAAGATAAAAACATAAATAAAAACAAAAAAGATTTGGACTCTAAATTGGATGCCTTTTTAGAGGAAGAAAAAGAAGAAAAAGAGTGTATTGGCGAAGAATGTTTAATTAATGATGGTAAAGAAATTGTTGAGAGAGTGAATAAAGTTTATAAAACTACCGATGGTAGACAATTATTAATGTAATTGAAATGAGTAAAAAAAATCTATTAAAAGAAGAATTAAATCGACACATGCAACTTTTGGAGTATACATTCTATATGCCTGAAGTGGAAAATGACGATGATGAAGATAACTTATTGTTTGATAATTCAGTCAATTTATATGAGCAAGATCCAATACCGGGTGTTGATACACCTGAAGAAGGTAATGAAGAAGGTGACCCATTTGCTACACCTGAAGAAGGTGCAGCACCAGAAGAAGGTGCGGAAGTTGACCCATTTGCAACACCAGAAGCAGGTGGTGAATCAGAAACAGAACCAGATATTGACCCATTTGCCGCTGAAGGTGAAGGTATGGAGGTTGCTGATGAATTTGCAACTGAAGAACCTGCTGATGAGGAAACAGTTGAGGTAGAGGTTACAGATATAGTTGATAAGGCAGAAGAAACAAGAACAGAAATCGAAGGACTTACATCCAAAATGGAAGAATTAATGGGTAGTTTTAGTGAATTATCTGATCAAGTAAGTGGTATGGATCAAGTTATTGATAAAATCGATGGTTTAGAAAAAGAAATTGAAAGAAGAAATCCCACACCTGTGGAAAAATTAGAAATGAGGTCTATGGATTCATTCCCTTATAGTGTTAAATTAACAGATTATTGGGAAGATAAAGAAGGATATGACACAGGAGAAGGAAATGATGAAGAGGAATACGTAATAACTAAAAAAGAAGTAGACGATTACAGCTCATCCGATATAAGACATTCATTTGATTATGATGTCAATGCGGAAGACGATGAAACCTATTAAGTTATTTCCCTCGTTTGACAAATTAACCTATAATGTATAAATTTATACTATTATAGGTTTTTTTTTGTTGACTTTTTAAATAAAAACGCTTATAATTGTTTAGTTAGAAAAAATAATTTATTAATTAATTAAAAAAAAATAAGATGAGTAAAACAACATTAGAATCAATTTTATCACAATACGAAAAAAATAGTGATGGTGGTAAAAAACCAAAAGTATCCAATGAGGATAGGTTAAAAAAGTATTTCACAGAAAAACTTAAAAAGGGTGAAAATAACACAACTAAGTCATTTAGAATTCTTCCAGGAAAAGAAGGAAGTTCTCCATTTGATGAAATCTATTTACAT